GATGTTAATGTCTATTATCATGTGGCTTTCCTTGTAATTGCTTCTTCAATGTATCAAGAGTAAAATTAGTACCTTTAATGGCATCATACAAGCGTTTTCTATTCTCGTCATATCTCAGAAACAGAGATGGGTTTATTCTCTCAACAATCTTTTGTTGCCTAACGCAATCTTTTGGCTTTAGGTTATTGTCTAAATCGTAATGATGTTTTTCGTCATATTCCACTACCACGTTTCTATCGGAGTCATATCCATCTACAGCATATCCAGCAATCCACTTTTCTTTTCCATTTTTAGCGTGGCGAAAGTTGCTTCCGCATTCACGATTAAGCGTATCAATAAAATCACATGCGGATGTATTGAAATTAGTCCCACCGAATTTTGACTCGATTTGCTTCAATCTTATTATCCTCCGTTTTTCTCTGGTTTCCTCTGATACAGGAAGTGGTTTTGGAACTCCCACGAGAGTTTTAGAAATTCGTTTCTTTGTCTCAAGGGATGGGCGAATGCCTTTATGGGAGAAAGACATTTTGGCTTTAACTTCGGGAGGTATAGATTTTACATACCAATAGCAACCTTCCCCGCTGAGAGCATTGTGTCGCTTCTCGTTACTCTCTTCTGATTGAGTCTTTCCACACCAATATTTGGCGTGGTGCTCTTTAATCTTCAACTTGGTCGTTTCGGAATGTTTATATCCAGCTTTTCTCCCCGGTTGTTTTTTGATGGAAAAATCATTCATTTATTTTCCGTGGAGTTGTTTGCGTACTTCCTTGAGAAGTTCGTACGAAAGCATGAGCACCATAACATGGTTATCTTTGACAATCTTCCCGGGGTTGATTTTATCAAGCTGGTTGACAATCTCACGGATTTTGATTCGCATCACATTCGAGTCCTTGATTCTGTCAATCGCTTCCGTCAAAGACTTCTTAATTTCGGCAACCTTTTGTTTAACGAACACGTCAAAGTTGTTAGTGTTAGCAACATTGCAGATATACTCACGCAAAACCGCCTTCTGGTCGTCGTCCAGCGAACTGGCGTACTTGTCGTTGAACTTTTCACATAGAAGTTTGTAAGTAAGAAGACGTATATCCTCGGTCTGGGTTTGATAATAGTTGATGAGTTCGTCTTCGGAATGCGTAACTTTGGGTTTGTCAACGATGTGTTCTACTATGCAGTTTTTTGATTGATACACTTCTTTGACATCAAACTTACATTCCGAGGATACAGCGTCTTCAAAAACTTTGTATATGGAAGCCAAGACCCGATAGTTTCGGACGGGTGCTTTTAGCATTTCCTCGATGGGATATGCATCCTTGATTTCCTTGATTAAATCGTACTTGAGAAGAGAGAGTTTCCTACCATTCAGCTTTTTGCGTGCTTCCAAAATGACCGAGAAAAACCTTTCGGCATGGGGTTCGTCCTTGATTTTCTCGTTCAGGAGGGTGCTATACAGTTGCCACTCACGTCCGAGTTCGGTCGTCTCCCGAAAGTACTTGCGGAGCAAGTCCTTGGCGGCTGACGTGTCCTTACCCTGAATAATATCGGCTGTGACCTGTTTGGTGAGTAGTTCAAACAGGATTCCGGTATTACGGAATTTGGAATGACGCATTTTCTTTTGGTGATTAGGCATAGACAAATATCTTCAACTATATTATAAATATATGCTATTTAGTGGAAACCCCAAGATTATGTCTGTGTGTTTCCCATCTTTATAAACACATTTTGACTCTATAATGTTTCCCATTCCGTCCGATTTTGTCCGTACAAAAGCCGTAAGAGGGCGACCCGCCCTTTCAAAATGGCGTATTATGTTCGTTTGTCTTATAAAATCTTTTCGTTGCTGACTCAATATATTATGATATGGAGTATCAAACTCATACCAAATATGTCTCTGCTCATCATACCCATCGGCGTCATAACCAATATTCATAAACCGCTTCGGTTTGAAATCATAACCCATTCTATTTATGTCATCGAAAAAGATTTTAGCGCCACGGTCTTCTTTTTGAGGTATTCCCAGTTTTTCAAGTCGTTTTAGTATGGCAACTCTCATTTTGCGTTTGGTTTCATCCGAATGAGTTGTCCCTTTCTTTGCCTTGGCTGTCGCCACGCTCAACTTTTCTCTGGCATCGTCAGAGTGCTTTCTTCCATAAGCCGGATGGTCGGCCCCAACTCTACCAAACATTGGATTATGCTCGCCATTTCCACAAAATCCAACTCTACCAAACATTGGATTTTTACTTCCCATTTTACTTTTTGATAGTTTTTGCCTATGGGATTCCGAAAATATTTTCCGTTTTCCCGAACACGTATTACAAATACTCTTTTTGTTTATGGCATAACTATAACCTTGCCGGGTAGTAAAATTTCTCGGCAATCCACACGATGGGCAATTCAACCCCCACTGTTGTTGATATTTATCCATATCTTTATTCCAGCAGTTGTGATTCGTCCATCATGGACTTGCTTCCCGTCAATTGATTTTCTCGCAGGAGTTCTTTCTTAACTTCCGATTGAGATTTCTTGAGGAACTCTGACAGACTGCTAATCATGCCCTTGTCCACAGGTGGAGTTGCTCTCTCCCGTAGTCGTAATGGCGAACCACCTTCGTAGTTGTGTTGAATAGCACTGGCTTTTCTTCCTTCGCTCTTTTTCTTTGTTTCGGGGCTGAGTAAGTTGGCACCCAATGGGTCTTCCGTGGTATTAGGCATCTTTTTTTCGCCTTCTTGGTCACGGTCACTTTGGTCTCGTCCGCTCTGGTCTCTGTCGCTACGGTCACGAACGTCTTTGGCTTCTTTGATTTTCTTAAGGTCGGGTTCTTCTTCTCCCTCTTCGCCCTCTTCGCCTTCGCCTTCTCCACCTTCACCCTCATCGCCGAGGTCGTCGAGGTCAGGAAGCGAACCGCCGCCACCCCCGCCTCCACCGCCTCCACCAAGGTCAAGGTCTCCAAGACCACCGCCCTCGTCGTCGTCTTCTCCTTTGCCCCCACCGCCGCCCATTTTCTTGAACGGCTTGGCTGGGTCATCACCATCCTCTTCAATCTTGGTGAAGCGATAACGCTGCTTGGCGTCTTCGACAACTTGGTCTTGCACTTCCTTGATGTCGTCTTCGGACATGTTGAAAATGTTCTTATAAATCCATTTGTAGGAGAAGAACTTGTTCTCCACCATGTCAATGGATACGCTGATTTTGTCCTGCCAAATCTCAATCTTCTCCTTTTCGAAGATGGTTGAGGGGTTGGTCAGTTCGATTTCAAAGTCAACGAGAGACTCGTCACGGTAGCCTTGTGCGTACAAGTGAACGATGGCAATCTTGCTGAGTTCGGATGAGATAATGCGCTGCAAACGCTGAATGGTGCGAGCGAAACGAACGTCTTCGGAAGCAAGAGTAGCCTTGCCTGAGATACCCTCGTCATATCCAAGGAATGCCTTTGGAATCTTGAGAGCCGCCATCATCTTCGTCTTGACGTATTCAAGGTCGTCAATACCTGTCCATTCCATACCTGCGAGAGTATCAATCTTGGTTCCACTGTCTCCACCACGAACGGGGATATAATAATCCTCAATCATGTTCTGGAGGTTGAATCGGAGATTGTATTCACCTGTCTGCTCGTCAATGTATGGGACTTTCTTCATCTTATCCATCATCTTCTGCATGTAGGCGTCAACTTCGTTTGGTGGGATGTTACCAATATCCGTGTAGAAAATACGACGTTCGGGAGCACGCATAATACGGCTGATAAGCATAGCGTCTTCCATGAGTGAAAGCTGCTTCCAGACACGGCGACCACCTTCAATCATGGACTTACCATAAGGAAGGAAGTTGGAGTCGGAAATGAGTCGGAAGTGTGCCACTTCGTAGTTCTCAAGGATTTCGGCCTGTGATGTATCGGTAGGACGAAGTTGGAACTTGACGTAGCGTTTGTTCTGCGGGTCAGAGTTTTCGATACGCTCCACGTTGTAAGCCGAGATTGGCTCAACCATGTAGATGCCGTATTCGGGGGTAACGTACAGTTTGAGATAGAAATCCCCATATTTGCACATGTTACGAGTCCAAGACCACAGATTGAAGCGAACATTGAGAATCTCGTCGAATAGGTTCTCAAGAATGCGCTTGACGTTGTTATTCGTAGAGTGGACGGTAATCATTTTTCCCACTTCGTTGTAGGTCAAACATTCATCGGCATAGATGTCCAGTGCTGAGGAAAGGATGGGGTCCATGTCCATTGTATCATAGTCACGGAACAAGTCCATTCTTGCTGCTTGATATGATAGGGCGAAGTCACGGGTGTAGGCGTTGTAAGCTGTGCTGCGGATACGATTGAAACGGTCACGAAGACTATTTCTGTCCGTAGCATACATGATGCTATCGGTATCCTTTATTTTCAGTTGCTTACCGCCGACGTTACGTACAATAACGTCTGTGGAGAACAATCTCTTCAACCTCGCATATAGCGATTGTTTTTTTACGTCGAGAACCTCGTCGTCAAAGGGTTTGAGTGATTGATTTTGATTTGCTGGCATCGGATTAGCCTCCTAATATCTGTGTGAAAGAATGTGTGTGTGAGTTATATCTCCAAAATTTCTTTGGATGTAGAATATTTATTATTCTTCTTTCTCTCTCGGCATCTTTCTTTTGCTGAGAAAGTTTTCTATGGTACTGACTATCGTATTCAAGAACAACATTATGCTCCGAATCGTATCCATCAATGTAGTATAAAAAATCGTTTGTATGAACCTGATAGTTTGGTTCAAACCTGAATCCTAATCGGTTCCACTTTTCTATCATTTCCAGTTGCCCCTTATCAGTTCGAACTTTTAGCCATTTAGAGTGATGTAATGCCTCTATGTGTCTTTTTCTAACATCAGGTCTATGCATTGCTAACTTTACCGCATCTGTCATTATCTTTAGATTCAATGGATTTTTGTATTTTGTTTTGGATGAGGTTGATAGTTTCTCTTTTGTAGATAAACTAAAACGCCTTCCTTTAGAAA